TTATATATCGAGCAAACCTTGGGCTGCATCTAATTATCTTCGTGACCCATCCAGAAAACCGCATTGGTTATGACTAAGTTAATTGAAAAGAATGATTCACGTTACTTCTCACAAACAAGTAACGAATCATATGACAGGCATCACTATAAAATAGTTTACAAAGACCGTTCTATTGTGGTAGAATCATGGGATGAGGTTCAAGAGTGGTGGTGGAATAATTGTCATCAACCATTATTTGATGCCCTTGTACATGTTATTGACAAACCAAAGACTAAGAAAAAGTCCAAAGGATTTTAATTATGAAAACTAAAGAAGAACTTGCTATTCAGTATTGTGAACATACTGTCAGCAAAATGGATGAGGAAACTCTGCGAAGAATCGCTGTTATCAATCTCCTCGCTAACATAGATCAAGAAACCGATATGGCAACTTGGGAAGACTATGTGGCACAGATGGAGGGTTTACATACTGCGGAAGAACTGTTAGAGTTAATAAAACCATCCATGATGCTGAGGGAAAATAATGACGGATGAATTCATTTGGGTAGAAAAGTATCGTCCTAAAAAGATAGATGATTGTATTCTTCCAGAGAGTATCAAGAAAACATTCATTGCATTTCTAGAACAAGGATCTATTCCTAATCTTCTACTATCAGGGCCACCTGGCATTGGTAAGACCACAGTTGCTAAAGCATTGTGTGAAGAGATGGGTGCAGACTATTATGTAATTAATGGATCTGATGAGGGTAGATTTTTAGACACAGTAAGGAATCAGGCCAAGAACTTTGCTTCTACTGTTTCTCTTATGGATAGTTCAAGTCATAAGGTAATCATAATTGATGAGGCAGATAATACTACTCATGATGTTCAACTTCTTTTGAGGGCAAACATAGAGTCATTTTATAAGAACTGTCGGTTTATATTTACATGCAATTATAAAAACAGAATCATAGAACCACTTCACTCAAGATGTTCTGTGATTGATTTTACTATTGACAAAACAGATAAACCAGAAATACAAGCACAGTTCTTTAAAAGTTTATTGTCAATTCTCGAACAGGAAAAAGTTGAAGCAGAAAAGAAAGTTATTGTTGAACTCATAAACAAACACTTTCCTGATTGGAGGAGAGTGTTGAATGAGTGTCAAAGACATTCTGTTGGTGGTAAGATTGATTCATCAATTCTTGCCAATTTCTCACAGGTAAACATTGATGATCTTCTTAAGAGTTTGAGAGTCAAAGACTTTCAAAATGTTCGTAAGTGGACTGTTAATAATCTAGATCAAGATGCACAAGTTTTGATGCGTCGTATATACGATGCTCTTTATGATAACTTTGACAACTTATCTAAAGCGGCCGCAGTTCCGATTGTTGCCAAGTATCAATACAACTCAACGTTTGTAGCAGACCAAGAAATAAACCTCTTGGCATTTTTAACTGAAATTATGGTGGAGTGTGAATTCAAATGACTAAATCAACTTTTGCGAAAACAAAAGCACAAATAAAATCCTCAAGTTATTATCTATTCTGGGGTGCAGCAACTGTTGCAGTTGTTGTTGGACAAATCTATATTGGTAATGGATATCGTAGGATGGCAGATACCAATGATGCCATATCTGCTGATATTAATTTACTAGTAGAAGTCATGATGACAGGGTTGAAGATGTCTCAACCTAGAACAATGCCAGGGCCAAGGTATGAACCAATGCCTTCTGCACCTGATGATTATAATATGCCTATCCTACAATGATTTTAAGTGAAAGTGATGCTTCTAGATTCGCTGACTCTTTCATAGATTATTTTTCTAACACAGGTAGAATTGATGAATATCTTTTGAGAGTAAAGTCAGATAGGATTGCAAAGATGCCCAGTGCTTTGCCTGGGTTTGGTCCTGAGGATGATCTGTTTGGGGACTTTGATAGACACCCTAGTGATATGAAAATCAAAGTTGTATCTGTAAAGGGTAAAGCTCTTAGTGAACAGTATAGTGGTAGGTTACAGATCACTATGTCTCATGTGTTTGAAGATTCTATTCCAGGCAAGTCCTTGAAGTGGATGGTTTATGAAGAGAACACAGATACTATTATTGGATTCATAAGGTTCGGTTCTCCTACCATAAATTCCAAACCTAGAAATGATTGGTTGGGAACCGTACCAGATTTGGGTCGGTTCAATCGCCATGCGATCATGGGGTTTGTTATTGTTCCTACTCAACCATTTGGTTTCAACTACCTTGGTGGTAAACTTCTAGCGATGTTGTGTTGCTCACATGAGGCGAGAGAAGAGTTGAACAAGAAGTACAATGCAAATATCTGTTTGTTTGAAACCACATCTCTATATGGATCTACTAAATCATCATCACAGTATGATGGACTCAAACCATACATGAGGTATAAGGGGTTGACCGATAGTGACTTTACACCATTATTACATGACTCTGTATTCCAAAAATTAAATAAGGAATTTACTGCTCTCAACAATGACAAGTGTATAGTTAAAGAGGATGCTTCAAGTAGAAAGTTAAAGATTCAATCAAAGATGATATCTCTGATCAAAAAATCTTTAGGAGATGTAGAGAAACTAAAACAGTTTAATGATGCTATCATATCTGCAAAGAATCTTACTCAACAAAAGCGTTTCTATATGTCCACCTATGGTTTCAAGAATTCTAGGGAGGTCATCTTAGGAGAACAGGATACTTTGGTTAAGGCTGAGAACTATGATAGATTCTCTATTGATCAGATTGTTTCTTGGTGGAGAAAGAAAGCTTCTCGTAGATACGAATCACTCAGACAGGATGGGAGAATAAGAATGGAAAGAGAAATATTTGAGAAAGGTACTGATCCCACATTTGATATTATACGATGATTGAATTGAAAGATTGGTTGAACTCCATCAACCAAACTAAGGTGGATGTTACACTGGATGATCCCCAAGCGATCAAAAAATATCCTCCATTTATTATTAACAAGTGCTTATCAGCACACTATGATTGTATTATGTTTGTTAATGAGATGAACATAAACCATCACCTAGACAAGGTTCTTCAATATCAGTTTTATCTAAATAGTCTTAGGAGAAGTAAAAGATTCTCCCCATGGCTCAGAAAAGATAAAATTAAAAACCTTGATGTTGTTAAATCTTACTATGGTTATAGTAATGAAAAAGCAATCCAAGCGTTGAGAGTTTTAACTAAAGAGCAGTTGAACTTTATTAAAAAACGCATTGACGTTGGAGGTACAGGATGAGTGGGTTTACGGAACCTGAGATTGATTGGTCACAGGACCAAATGATTGAGGTCAAGTTAAATGAACCAGATGATTTCTTGAAAGTTAGAGAGACGCTGACTCGTATCGGTGTGGCTTCAAGAAAAGAAAAAAAGATTTACCAATCGTGCCATATACTGCACAAACAGGGAAGATATTATATCGTACATTTCAAAGAACTATTTGCACTAGATGGAAAGTCTGCTAATCTTTCTATCAATGATGTCCAACGTCGTAATAGAATCATCACTCTCCTTTCGGATTGGGGATTGATTACTATAATGAAACCAGAACAGATACAGGATGTTGCTCCACTTAACCAGATCAAGGTTCTATCATACAAGGATAAAGGAGACTGGACACTTGAAACCAAGTACAACATAGGCAAGAAAAAGAAAGTGGTACAAACATCTCCAAGTGCATTTGTGAAATCAGGAGAGTAACGGTTATTACCAAAAAGATATGAGGGTTTATACGACCCTCTTTTTTTATGTTTTATGGTTAAATAGTAGTGTCGCCGCAAGGGACAACAAACTAAACTCGCTTAATAAGGAGAACTATGAACACATTAGCACAGTATCACGCTGCGAATTTACCTGATCTTATGGATAAGATCACGAAGAATTCAATTGGCATGGATGATTACCTAAACTCATTCTTTAATTTTGATACGACACAGAACTATCCACCATACAACCTAATCAGCATAAACAATGTTGAGTCTAGACTAGAAATTGCACTAGCAGGGTT